TTCCAGTACGGCTGGTTCGAGCGGCTGTTCCAGTACGGCGGCAGCCACTGGGTCTTATTGCAGCGCAAAAGCAGACGGCAAAGATAGCATTGCCGTTGTAAACGGTGCTTGCGGTAAGGCGTGCGGCGCACTGGGCTGCTATCTGGTGCTGACCGAGTACGATGATGACGGCAATATGCTGCTGGCCAAAATGGCAAAGGTTGACGGAGCCGTTATCAAAGAGAACACCTGGTACACCCTCAAAAATGGCGAGTTTGTGGAGGCTGCACCGTGAAGAAGCACTACAACAAGCGTTGGCTTGAACAGCGCTGGGATGCAAGGCAGCCGGAGCGGTTGGAGCATATCCGGCTGAAACGGCAGCTGAGAACAAAAAAGGAGGTGGACGATAATGAAGCCGAACATGGGAATCGCAGAGTGCGTCCAGATCATGCGTGACAACAACATTTCGGTGAGTGAGCCGATCTTTACCGGTATGATTCAGGCCGGCAGCTTCCCGGCATGGGCGGTGCCATCCATTGACACCAAGAGTGCGGCTCCGCTGATCTCCCGTGCCGGATTTATGGCGTGGGTGAAGGATTTTTACAAGCTCGAAAAGGTTTATACAAAGGAGGATCCGAAAGAATGAAACTCAAATCTACTACTTACTACTGGTTGGCTGTCGTTTTTGGCGGCGTTGGAATGGGCGCAGCTATGGGTGCAGAGGGCACCGCGCAGACCACCGGATATATCTCCAGCACACTGTTTGCGGTGTCGCTGGTGCTGATTTTGGCCGCCGTTCTGCTGGCTCGTCTGGGCTTTGCCGCAGAGGACAGGGAGAGAGCCGCAAAGCGGCGCAAGTACGGCAAGATCAACCGCGCCCACGCCCGCAACCCGGAATACCCGGAGAATCAGGAGCGTGGGGCATGATGACGGCCAAAGAGTACGTTGAGGGCAAAGTCAAATCCTACACGCGGCTTGCCGAACGCTGCAGGCGAGAAGCCGAAGCCTCAGATGACATTGTTGTCCGGGCCGGATACTCCGCACGGGCAAACGTCTGGGAGATGTGCGCCGAAGAAATGGACAACGTGCGGGAGATGCTGCAAGAGGAGTCCGGGGAGATCACGTATGCCTGACACTGTCCTCCATGTCATGTGGTACACCGTGTACGATGCCAAGACCGGAGACCTGATTGCCAGCGGTACGTCTGAGATGTGTGCCAGACGGCTGGGTTACAAAACCGCAAACAGTTTTGCGTCCGCAAGCAGCCACAGCCGCAACGGCAGGCGTCGGGCTCGCAAGTACATTTTTGAAAAAGAGTGCATCCGACGTGATGAGTTGGACAGTCTTCCGCCGATACGCCGCAAAAAAAGAAGAGCCTGCCCGTGCTCCAACACGGACAAGCCAAAAGGGTGATGAGTTTCGCCGCCCATCACCACAAAGATATCACAAACAGGAGGTTTTACAAGTGGCACTTTTAAGAATTTACGATGTGGCGCAAGAACCGCCAGCGCTTGTTTCGCAACAGCAATTTCCGGTTGCTTCGGATGCAATTTCGATTGCCGATGAACTGGCAAAGAGAAAGCCCGAACAGCTGTACAGGGTGTTTGACGCTGATATGAACGTTGTGTATGCGAGGTGAATATTTATGCAAGAAGAATTGACCGTCCGGGTGGACCACCCGGAACTGCCCGCGATCCGGTGGAATGAAGCTGAGGTGCAGCAGAACCTGACCGAGATGCTGGCCGCCTACACCGGCCGCGTCTACACCCCGGAGACTATCAAGGATGCCAAGGCCGACCGCGCCGCAGTGAACAAGCTGGACAAGCAGCTCAGCGATGCCGCCCGCAACGCCAAGGCTTTTTACATGAAGCCGTTGGAAGATTTCTTGCAGAGTGCCAAGAAGATGCAGGGTCAGTGCAAGGCTGTCTCCGGTGCCATTGACCAGCAAGTCAAGGCTGTGGAGGAAGCCGAGAGGCAGGATAAGCAGGATGCGCTGCGGGCTGTCTATGCTGACTGCATCGGCGAGTTGCGGGAGCTTATCCCCTTTGACCGCTTGCTTGTGCCGCAGTGGCTCAACAAGACCTATGATCTGGCAAAGGCCAGCCGGGAGCTGCGCAAGAGCGTGGAGACCCGGCGGGAAGAGCTGCGTCTGATCCGGGAGACCTGCGGCGGGGACGCAGAGGCTTGCACCACGGAGTATCTGTGTGAACTGAATCTGAACGCTGCCCTTGTGGAGCATAGCCGCCGCCAGAAGGCCCGGGACGCACAGCGCCGCGCAGAGGCCGAGAGAATGGCCGCAGAGCGGGCGCAGGCCACAGCTCCGGTCATTATCCCTCCGACCGATGAAGAACGCCAGATCGCCACAGAAGCGGCTCAAACGGCGCAGGGCAATGCAGCCATCACGCCGGATGGCAGGTTGGATTTCAGCATACTTCAGAAATTCGCAGAGCCTGCACAGTCGGAAGCCCCTGCCCGCAAGCAATATCGTTTCTGGGTAGAGTTCACCCGTGAGGACATCGCATGGTTCAAGCAGGGAGCTGCAGAGCGCGGCTTCCGCTATGGTTCTATCAAATAATTTTGGAGGTACTTACTTATGGCATTTACTCATCCCGGCGCACCCGCGCCTACTTCTTCTGTTTCCAACGCACAGTCTCTGGCAAACCGTTCCGTCCAGAATGCCAACCGTGCAGGCAGCGCCGCTATGCAGGCCGCATCCCCGTCCGTCCCCGTGGAGATCACCGGTGCTGACGGCCAGCACTTCACTGTGAGTTTTGGAGACGTGCGCAACTTCATCTGCCCAAAGGCTACCGATGCTGAATGCAAAATCTTTCTGGAAACATGCAAGCAGTACCACCTGAACCCCTTCACCAAAGAGGCCTATCTGATCCACTACGACAACAACAGCGAGGACACCCCCAGCACCATCGTCCTGGGCAAGAACTGTTACATGCAGATGGCCGAACGGCACCCGGCCTTTGACGGCTTTGAGGCCGGCATCATCGTGCTGGACACGGAAGCCGGGCAGCTGGACCACCGGGAGGGTTCCATCGTCTATGAGGGCGAGGAGCTTCTGGGCGGCTGGGCCAAGGTCTACCGGAAAGACCGCACCCGCCCCAGCTACGAGGAGGTGAAGCTGGCCGAGTACGACACCGGAAAGTCTCTTTGGAATGGCAAAAAGGCTACCATGATCCGCAAGGTGGCGCTGGTGCACGCTTTGCGTGAGGCGTTCCCGTCTACCTTCGGCGCTCTGTACGATGAATGCGAGGTGCGTGTGGATGCCGAAAGCACCGCCCGCGAGGTGTCGCCTGAAGAGCTGCCGGTGCTGGATCCTTACGCAGGTTCCCACCGTCACCGCAAGACGGCAGGCACCCTGATCCCTGCCCCGGATGCACCCTCTGTAGAGGAAAACGCCGATGACCCGTTTGGTGGTGATGATGCATGATCGTCCAGACCAAGAACGGCGTCATGCTGCACGGCGAGATCGCCAAAGACCCGGTGCTCCGGGATGCCGGGCAGAAGCGGGTGCTGAAGTTTGACCTGAAAGCCAGCCGCACACAGGATGAATCCGGCAAATGGCAGAGCTTCTTTGTGGGCGTGAACCTCTGGCACGGCATCGACCAGTGGGATGGGATGCTGCAGAAAGGCGATCAGGTCACAGTTTTTGCGCAAAAGCTGAAAGAGCGGGAGTATAACGGCAAGGTCTATTACGACGTGGACGCGGATGATGTTCAGCCCGGTGGGCTGGTGACATTCCGCTGGCTGCAGCAGATGATCGACCTGATGGCACAGCCCGGCCCGCCGCTGGAACCTGCAGAACCGGCAGGCCTGCAGGGCGCGCAGATGTACCCCTGTGAAACGCTTGCGGATTACGCACCGCACAGCACTGTCGCGCCTGAACCGGCTCCATCTACCGAGTATGACCCCATCAACGAAGACGCAGAAGATCTTCCCTTCTGATTTCGCAAGCTGTGCTATCCGGCTATACGGGCGTGCAAAGGAGGTGAGCAAGTGGCAAAAGAAGAAAAAAAGTCGTTTGTCGTGTATCTGGATTGGTTTGACGCGCTGGAAGAGTACACGGATGCCGAAGTCGGACAGCTGATGCGAGCTTTGGCGAAACACGTCCGCACTGGTGAGAATCCAACGTTTTCCGACCGTGGAATGCGTGGGAACTTCCGTTTCATGTGCAATGGAGTGGATTCTGCTACGGAAAAGTACGAGAACGTCAAGCAAAAGCGCCGTGAAGCCGGAAAAGCCCGTGCAGCTCAAATGCAAGCAAACTCAGCACATGCTAGCACATGCTACCAAGTGCAAGCAAGTGGTAGCTATAATGATACTGTTACTGGAACTGATACTGTTACTGGAACTGATACTGTTACTGGAACTGATACTGTTACTGGAACTGATACTGTTACTGGAACTGATACTGTTACTGGAACTGATACTGTTACTGGAACTGTTATATCCCCTAACGGGGATATATATAATAGCGCCGCCCACGCCGCCGTTGACGTAGAACTTTCCAAGATCGTCCAGCATTATCAGCAGGCCGTTGGGGACTTTCCACGCTCTGCACTGGACAAGCTGCAGAAGTGGAGGCAGGAGTACAGCACAGAGATGATCCTGCTGGCGATTGACAAGGCTGCAGAAGCTGGCAAGCGGTCGTGGAACTACATCAACGGCATATTGTCCGGCTGGAAACGGGACGGCCTGCGCACGCTGGGAGACGTGGAAGCCAACGAACAAAGCCGACAAGCCAGACCGAGAGGCAAGCAGCCAACCGAGACCGTAGACGACCAGCTTGCACGGGTGCTGGCGAAGATGGACAGAGAAAGAGGGTTTGAGACATGACGCGGGAAGACGTGGCAAAGCTGATCCGCATGAATTTTGTGCTGTACAAGCTGGGTTCCAAGCCACTGACCGATGAGGAGATGCAGACCACTATCGATGTGTGGGCGTATCAGTTTGGCGACTATGACGGCGATACTGTCAAGCGGGCTTTTCTGGCGGCAAACCGGGTATGCGTTTATCCGGTCACGGTGGCCGACATCTTCAAGCAGCTTTCCCAGTGTCTTGACCCGTCCGCTGAATGGGAAGCTCTGGCTGTAGCGGCACGCAAGGCACAGACATTTTTGAGCTGGCGCAAGTTCCCGATGGTGACCGGCATTGATGAAAAGGGCGGGCTGCTGCGTAGTGACGGACAGAAAGAGCTGAAAGCCCTGTATGACCAACTCCCCCCGGCGGCAAAATCCTATGCCGGGAGCGTGGGAGGGCTTGCAGAGCTGGCTGAAATGCCGGACCTCACATACCGCCGTGCTGAGTTTTTGAAGCAGGCGCAGGCCGATATCACCACTGCCCCCCGTGAAGCGGCAAGGCTGCGGGCGAGCGAGCCGACAAGGAAGGAGCTCGGAAAAGAAAATCAGGAGGTGCAGACCGATGGTAAAACTTGAGCCCTGCAAAGACTGCCCGGAACGTCACCCAGTATGTCACGACAGCTGCCCGAAGTACGCCGAGTACAAGCGTCAGCTGAAAGCGCAGCGCATCTACACCAGCGCGCACCACGCGGCGGAGCGGATCAGCCGTAACGATTTCAACAAAGAAGGATGGATTGGAGGAAAACACCCGCCCAGAAAAAGGAGAAAAGCATGAAAACCGTACAGGATATTATGGCTGAAAATGGCTCATTGGCAAACATTGAGCGTTTTCAGACGATGCAGAAGTGGGAATACAAGCGCAAGGTAGAGCACGCGCAGGAAATGGCCGAGGCATTTTACTACTGGGCAAAAGAGCACGAAAAGGGCGTGCACCTATCCGTGGGCGGTCTGGATTCCATCACGCTGCATTACTTCTTGGAGAGCATCGGGCTGCCCGTTACCTGCGTGTCCTGCTCCTCGCTGGAGGGAAAGGGCGTGCAGCAGGTACACAAGCAGATGGCAGCTGAGATGGAAGCTGAGTACAAAAACTGGATGGGAGATGGAGAAGCGCCGTCCTTCGTATTTCTGAAGCCTCTGAAAAGCAAGGTACAGGTCCTGCAGGAGTTTGGATGGCCTGTGATCAGCAAGGAAAAGGCCGGAAAAATTATGCTGTTGCAAAACCCGACAGAGCAAAACGCAACCGTGCGGCATGCGATCATCACCGGGGAAACCGGCGAATATGGCGGATGGCAGAAGAACAGCCGCATGAAGCTGCCGCAGAAGTGGCTCGACCTGTTTGGCGGCGCAGACGCGGAGGGCGCAGCGCTTGGGTATCAGGCGGCCCCGTTCAAGGTGTCTGACCGCTGCTGCTACTACCTCAAGGAAAAGCCCTGCAACGACTGGGCACGGGACCACAACAGCGTGCCCTATATGGGCCTTATGGCCAGCGAGGGCGGGCGGCGCGAGAAAAGCCTGAAGATGCACGGCTGCAACTATTTCGGCAAGACCACCACCAGAAGCGCGCCCTTTGCCATTTTCGACCGACAGGACATTTTGCAGCTTGCGCTTGATTTGAACGTTCCTATTCCCGCCGAATATGGCGAGATCGCGAAGGACAGAGACGGCAAGTTGTACACCACAAAGGCGCAGCGCACCGGCTGCACCATGTGCGGCTTTGGGATCCACGTCGAGGGCAGGCCGCATCGGTTTGATATTTTGCGGGAAACCAACCCCAAAGAATGGGAGTTCTGGATGAAGCACGTCTGCCGGGACGAAAATGGAAACTGGTACGGCTGGGGCCGTGTGCTGGACTATATCGGCATCGGCTGGGAAGACGTGCCGGAGCAGGCCGTGCAGATGCACATTGACGATCTGATGGAGGATGTGAAGTGATAAAAAAATCATACACTGTTCTTCCTTGCCCAAAGTGCGGGAGCGGATTTATTGCATGGGGAAAGAAAATCGAGTCAGTTAATCCGAAGCTCACAGTGCTGTCAGCCCCGGGGACTGAACTTTGTTGTTTGATGTGCGGGCATTACGCACCAACACTCAAGCAGTGGAACAGCGAGGAACGAAAGAAATGCACTTGACTCTCTACGGCGACCCGCGCACAAAGAAAAACTCTGCCCGCATTCTCCGCACACGCTCCGGGACCCCATTCGTTTCCCCCAGCAAGGTTTATGTGGATTATGAGACGGACTGCCTGCGGCAAATCAAAAAGCTGCGCAGCCCCATTTCTGCCCGCGTGAACGTGAGGTGCGTGTACTACATGAAGACCGCCCGCCGGGTCGATCTGGCAAACCTCATCGAGGCTACAACGGACATTCTGGTGAAAGCCCGCGTACTGGAGGACGACAACAGCAAGATCGTTGCCGCCCACGATGGAAGCCGGGTGGACTACGACAAGAAAAAACCAAGAGTTGAAATTTGGATCGAAGAAATGGAGGAGTAAAATGATTGATATTCTATTTGAAGTTGCAAGCACGCTGTTCATGGCAACACTTGCAGGGCTTTTCATCTGGTTTGTTCTTAGCGATGGCAACCCAATTGAATATTTCAAGCGGCGGCTCAACCGAAACAAACCTTGCCTTTGCGACCGGTGCGTATTCTTAAAGCAAAAATTTGGGGCGTCAGAATCCGGATATCACTATATCTGCCAGAGCGGTGAAAAAGACGAAGGATACATAAATCCGCCCGAATATTGCCGCGATTTTGAAGAAAGGAGCAACAATGGCTCGCACATGGATACCTGACACCGACACTCAGAAGCCGGAAAGAACCGATTACAGCACCGTTAAGGCGTGGCTGAACCGCTACCGCGAAGCGGAGAAAAGATACTACTTGCTGTCTGACCGGCTGGCCGAAGCACAGGAGGCCACCCGGCACATCACCCAGAGCCTCAGCGCGGCCCCCGGCGGCAGCAAAGATGGCCAGAGCCTTGCCCGGGCGGTGGAACGTAAGGAGGAAGCGGAGCGCCGGGCTTATGAGCAAAGAGCGGTCTGCGACAGGCTGTTCCTCGAGATCAGAAACGCGCTCGCCCAGATCCAGAACGAGAAATCATACACGGTGCTGTACAAGTACTATCTCGATTGCCTCACGTGGGAAAGGGTCGCAAAAGACATGAATTACTCTCTGCGCATGGTCTATGTCTTGCGGCGCAAAGCAATGGAGGAGCTGAGCCTTTAAGAACATTGCACTGTCATTACATTGCGGTTTCACTATCGCATGGTGTAAAATTGTATCATCGGAAAAGCCAAAAGGCAAACCGATGCATGCAGCCTCCGAAACGTGTCCCTTCTTGGCATTTTCCTCCTTTTCTGCTTGCAGGCACTGGGCTTTGCTCTCTCTTCACGTTTCGCGGGCTGCTTCTATGCGATACACTGACACAAAGGCAGCCTGACGCTCATGAGAGACAGGAGGCGGTTCGATTCCGCCGTATCGCACCATATGGCGCATGGACTAGACAACCCGCAAGGCCGCACGTGCAACCTCCCGTGCCGAGAAAAGGCCTTAGAATCCTTGCCAAGGTGTAGCTTTCCTGACAGGATGTGCGCCAACCAACAGCCCCGGCGGAGAACCGGAGCTGTTTTTATATGGCCGCCTGAGCGCAGTTTGGAGCGCGGCGCGTGTGTGTAGACACGGATGGTTCGATTCCAAGGGCGGCTTTTATATTCCCGTAGCTCAATTGGTAGAGCGCTGGTCTCCAAAACCAGAGGCTGCAGGTTTAAGTCCTGCCGGGAATGCCATCTGCGTGCCCTGTGAGGGGGCCGCGCAGCACGCCGGGTGTCTGGCGGCGTACGTTCCGGACACAGCAGCGCCCACCGTTTGACGCCTGTCCAACGCAACTGAATGCGGGGCGCTGCTCATATGCCGTCATAGCTCAACTGGAAGAGCGCCGCCCATTTAAGGCGGGACAACGTTGGTGACACCACGGGAACATCACTGCACAGCCAACCACTGCGCACATCCGTTCCGTGGGTGCTGGTTCAAATCCAGCTGGCGGCTAGCGTGATTTTAGAGTGTCCACAGTGGACACTTTTGGAGAGGAGGCATACAAATGTTTGAGCGCTTGAAAGAACTGATTTGCGACATGGCAAGGTTCTTGACACGTCTCGGCGCTGGCCTTATCCTCTCGGCCTTACCGATTAGCAACAAAGAAAGCCACTTTGTGCGCTATGCGCGGCGTTTCGGTTTCCGTGCAGACCACACAAAACGCGAGCCTCGGGCAGAGATCGGAGGCCGTGGCTGTATCCAAGGAGCACGGCCTGCTATCCGTGCGGATTAACCGCTGCTGATACAATACAATTAAAAACCGGCTTTTTGCATGATGAGCTCCATGCAGCAAAGCTGGTTTTTCTTATGCCGCTTTCGCACAACTGGCAGTGCTCCCGGCTCATAACCGGGTAGTTGCAGGTTCGACCCCTGCAAGCGGCACATTCGATATTTTGACCGTTCGGATTTCCGGGCGGTTTTTCTTTTGCATGAGTTTAGAGAGGTGGTGGCGGTGAGCGCAAAGCGGCTGACAGACAGACAGAAAAAGAAGATCATCGCGGATTATATCCAGCTGCAAAATTACACCCGCACCGCAAAGCTGAACGACGTGGCAGAAAGCACTGCGCGGAAAATCGTGAAAGATAATCCAAAGTGCGCGGATTTGTGCGCCTTAAAAAAAGAGCAGAACACGCAGGACATGCTTTCCTACTTAGGCAGCAAGTGCGGGGAAGCACAGAATCTTCTCGGGCTGTACCTTCAGGCGATGGCAGACCGTAACAAAATCGCAGAAGCGACGCTGCCGCAGCTGTCCACGGCGTTCGGCACCATTGTGGACAAGTTTGCTATGCTGGGAGACCAGAGCGGCATAGAAGCCCCGGACGATGGCCTGCTTGAGGCTCTGAGCGCCGCTGCAGACCTCAGCCCGCCGGATGACGTGGAGATGCTGCCAGAGGAAGAGGACGACCATGCGGAAAAGTAACGGTTTTCGCTGGAAAGCCCTCAGCCAGCGGCAAAAGCAGGTCCTGAGCTGGTGGACACCGCAGAGCGCATACAGCGGTTACAATGGCATCATCGCCGACGGCGCTATCCGATCGGGCAAGACCTTTGCCATGAGCTTTTCTTTCGTTCAGTGGGCTATGACCTGCTACAGCGGCCAGCAGTTTGCCATGTGTGGCAAGACCATTGCCAGCTTCCGGCGAAACGTGCTTGGCACGCTCAAGCAGCAGCTTGCAGCCCGTGGCTACAATGTCAAAGAGCATCGGGCAGAAAATTTCATGACCGTCAGCAAAGGCGGCAAATCCAACGAGTTTTACTTTTTCGGCGGCAAAGACGAGAGCAGCCAAGACCTGATCCAGGGCATCACGCTGGCTGGGGCATTCTTTGACGAGGTGGCGCTGATGCCGCAGAGCTTTGTCAATCAGGCCACTGCCCGCTGCTCCGTCACCGGGTCAAAATTCTGGTTCAACTGCAACCCGGGCAGCCCACAGCATTGGTTTTATCTTGAGTGGGTGCGGAAATGCCGTTCCCGCAAGATGATGTACCTCCACTTTACGATGGACGACAACTTGTCGCTCTCCGAGGAAATCAAGGCCAGATACCGCAGCCAGTACAGCGGCGTTTTCTACCAGCGCTACATTCTGGGCCTGTGGACGGTGGCAGAGGGACTTGTATATGACATGTTCGACCGCAAAAAGCATGTCGTTGATGAGCTGCCGGAACTGTCCCCCAAAAGCGCCTATGTGGCGTGTGACTTTGGCACCCAGAACGCAACGGTCTTTTTGCTGCTCCAGAAGCAGGCAGATGCAGACTGCTGGATCGTCACCCGGGAGTACTACTACAGCGGCCGCGAACAGAAGCGGCAAAAGACCGTGGGCGAGTATGTTGCAGACCTCAAGGCGTGGCTGAACGGTCTCAAGCCGGAGAGGATCATCGTGGACCCCTCTGCCCTGCCCCTGATTACGGAACTGCGCAAGAATGGCTTTACCCAGACCCCCGCAAATAACGACGTTCTGAGCGGCATTCTGGACGTGCAGACTATGCTGCAGATCGGGCGGCTGAAGATCTACAAAGACTGCAAGCACACGCTGGAAGAGTTCGGCGTGTACGCTTGGGACCCGGACAAAGACGACACCGTGCTGAAGGTCAACGACCACTGCATGGACGCTATCCGCTATTTCGTGCGCACAAAGCGCCTTGTGAAACTGAGGGATTGATTTTGAGCACTGTATACACATTCCAGACCTTTCAGCAGGCGCAAGCCGCCGGGGAACAGCCCGATTTTGTCCGGCGGTTCGTGCAACAGCACTGCACTTCCGGGCCCTACAAGATGGCTCTGGACGCCGACCTGTACGACGCCCAGAAAAACCCGGGCGCGGAACGCTTCGCGCAAGCCTACGCCTTTATGCTGAAGCGCCTTTCCAAGAACACCCGGCAGGATGTACCCCGGCCCGATATGGTCAAGAGCAATCTGTTCCGGCGGCTCAACAAACAGCGTGCTACCTACTCCCTGGGCAACGGCGTCACCTTTGCGGATAAAAACGTGGACAAAGGAAAACTGGGGGCTGAATTTGACGAGCAGATCCAGAAAGCCGGATACTTTGCCCTAATCCACGGTGAGAGCTTTGGCTTCTGGAACAACGACCATCTGGTGGTGTTCAAGCTGACCGAGTTTGCGCCCCTGTACGATGAGACCTCCGGCTCCATGCGGGCCGGGGTGCGGTTCTGGCGGCTGAATCCTGACACGGATATGCACTATGTCCTGTACGAAGAGGACGGTTACACCGAGTACACGGAAAGCAGGATCGGCAGCACTATGCAGGAGACGGCCCCGAAGCAGGCATACAAGAGCGTGACCGTCTCCACCCCCGGCGGCGGGCTGGAAAGCGTGGAGGGGGAAAACTACAGCACTCTGCCTGTGGTACCGCTGTGGGGATCCGACCTGCATCAAAGCACCCTCGTAGGCCTGAAAGCCTACATCGACAACACCGATCTGGTGACGTCCGGCTTCTGCAGCGACTTGCAGGATTGCGCACAGATTTACTGGCTGTGCGAAAACTTCAACGGCATGACCGATGATGAACTGCAGGAGTTCCTTGCGAAGCTGAACCTCTACCACATCGCCGGTGCGGACACCAGCGAGGGCGGCAAGATCACTCCATACACCAGCGAAGTGCCGGTGACTGCCCGGCAGACCCTGCTAGAGCTGCTGCACACCCGGGTCTATGAGGATTTCGGCGGTCTGGACGTGCATTGTGTCAGCGCAAACAGCACCAACGACCATCTGGATGCAGCCTATGAACCCATGAACCAGAACGCAGACGACTTCGAGGCTCAGATCAAACCTTTTGTTCGTCAGATCTGTGCGCTGGCTGGCTTTGGCAGCGCAACGCCGACATTCAACCGGAGCCGGATCGTAAACACCGCAGAGCAGGTCAGCACAGTAATCTCCGAGGCGGCGATCATTGGGCAGGACATGGCCATTGACCTACTGCCAAACCTGACCCCGGAGCAAAAGGAAAAGGCTCGGGCGTCCATGATGGCTGAGAGTGCAGAGCGGGAGACCGTGGACGATGAGGGAGACACCGATGAAAAAAAACAGAAAAATTTATGATCCTCTTGGAAGATTGATCGATGTGATGCTTTTCGTCGCTGATTTTGCCATTGTGGCTGTGTGCTTTCTGGCCGTTGCGCAGGCGATTGGCTTATGACCGACCGTGACCGCATTTCCACCCGCCAGCTGAACCGCCTGCGCCGCCGCATCCTCCGGGTATACGGCACCGCCCGCCGGGAGATGACCGAGCAGCTCACCGAGTTCCTGGGGAAGTACCGAGCGCTGGACGAGCGCAAGCGGGCGCAGCTGGATGCAGGAGAAATCACCGAAGAGGATTACCGCATCTGGCTGCAAAATCAGGTCTTTCAATCTGATTTGATGCGGGACAAGCTGGACGGCATCACCCAGACCTGCACCACAGCCCAGCAGACGGCCTATAAGCTGGCCCGGGACGAGCAATACAACATCTTTTCCTTTGGCGCAAACTGGGCGTTCTACGAGCTGGAACAGGCTGCAGGCGTGACGTTCGGGCTGACCCTGTACAACACCGAGGCAGTCAAGCTGCTGCTGAAGGAGAACCCCAAGCTGGTGCCAAACAAGCGCATCAAGAGCGAGAGCAACCGCACCTATGATGCCCGGGTGTTCAACCGCTACGTCATGCAGGGCATCGTGCAGGGCAAGAGCGTCCACGACATTGCGGTGCAGGCTGTGAAGGGCATGGCAGACACGGAAGTGCACTGGGCTATGAACAACGCCATCACAGCTCTTACCAGCGCCCAGAACGCCGGGGCTTTGCAGCAGATGCGCAACGCCCAGGCTTTGGGCATCGAGGTCAAAAAGCGGTGGAACTCCACCCACGACTACCGCACCCGTGAGATGCACCGCTTGCTTGACCAGCAGACGGCAGAGCTTGACGAGCCGTTCAAGGTCATGGGTTACGAGATTCAGCGCCCCGGAGACCCCAACGCAGCGCCGGAGATGGTCTACCACTGCCGCTGTGTGCTGTCCTCTGCACTGGGCAAGTACCCCCGGCAGAACGCCACGCAGCGGGAAAACATTGTCACATATGAGGATACAGGCATGGTAAATGCCAAGGGAAAGCCGATCAAGGTGGCCGTAAAGAAAGCGGTTCCGGCTATGACCTACACCGAGTGGTATAAATCCAAGGGCGGCAAAGAGAAAGAACAGATGTGGTGGGCGGAAGAGAGAAAACGGAGAAAGGAGAGCGAAAAGCATGAAAAATAAGAAGTTTGGGATTGTCGTAATCAACGATGACTTTTTCTTGAACTTTTGCCGTGGTTTTAAGCCCCCGTGTGGTTACATTAAGCCAAAACACGCGCGGCCTTCCTACGGAAATGGCGCAAAGCCGCATGGAGCACACAAACGCCTTATTAGGACAATGGAAGGATTTAGAAAAAGAAAGAAGGGATGAACCGTGATTCTGCCGATGGAAAACACCGAGAGAATGATATTTCCCGGTGTGGGCAAGTACGGCATCCCTGAAATCAAGCCGGAAACGGACATCCGCATTGACAAGCTGGAATGGATCCCGGTCAATTATGCACTGACAGCCAAAGACAAAGCTACAAAAGGCGTGCACTTTTACAAGGACGACTATCAGTTTGAACGGTTCTGGAACAACCCGGATAAATACATTCCACTTTTGCAGCAGTTCGGCGCGGTATGTTCGCCGGATTTTTCGCTTTACAGCGATATGCCGCTTGCTGTACAGCTTTTCATGCACTACAAAAAGCACTGGCTGGCTGCATACTGGCAGGCGCACGGCATCCACGTTATCCCAACGCTTTGCTGGTGCGGCGAGCAAAGTTATGACTGGTGCTTTGACGGAGAGCCTAGAAACGCCATTGTGAGCATTTCGAGCCACGGCACACAATCTGACCCATACGAAGCGGAGTGCTTTGCCAAACACTGCCGCAAGGCGCTGGAAGTGCTACAGCCGAGCAGCATTTTGTGGTACGGAAAGTGCCCGGCGGAGTTCGACTGGAACGTGACAAAAATTAAACCATTTCAATACGAAAGGAGGCACTACCGTGAGTAAAAGAGGTTCGGGCAGCTCCGCGAGAGCGGGCGGCGGCGCGAGAGCGGGCGGCGGCGCAAATGGAGCAAAAAGTTTGGATAGTACGCTGGTAAGAAGATCGAATGATTTTTCGTTGTTTGATGCTGGCGACGCAACAAAGCGCGAGTATGAAACGAACGTGAAAAAAATCCAGCAATCGAATCTTACTCAGCAGGAAAAAGCGGCGGCACTGGATAAATTGCATGAACTGACAACGGAACAGCTAAAGGCTCAGACGAAGGTTGCGAATCCATACGTTTCCGGCCCTGCAAGGTTTAACCAGAATCAGGTGCAAAAGGCAGCGGATAACACGGCACAGAAACGACAAAACGTCAATTCTTTTATGAAAGATGTGCAGAAGAAGTCAACCGCAAACAAAAAGGCAGCTGAAACAAAGTCGCTTTCTTCCGTTTTGGGTTCTGCAATGGACAGGGGCGCACTTGAAGTGACATTTGAGGGAAAGACCTACTATCGCGCAAGAAAAAATTCCAAGACGTGGAGAGTTCGGTAAACCATGAACTTTAACTACGACATCAAATTCACCGACAACACCCCGAAGCTGCATGAAGCGCTGGATTCGTGGGCGGAGCGGGTGCTGACCCTCTGGGGGATGAAGGTGCAGGACTATGCCCAGCTGCTTGTACCTCCCGGCACGGAAGAAAGCACCGGCATAGAGGGCTACGTGGGCGGCGCGCTCAAGCAGAGCCTGACCTACGCCGTAGACCTTGCAAAAAAGACCGTGACCATCGGGTCGAACCTGTTTTACAGCGTATACGTTGAGCTGGGCACAGGCATCTTTGCCGAGAAGGGCAACGGACGAAAAACGCCGTGGGTCTGGAAAGATTTCAACGGCAAGTGGCACTTTACCCGGGGCATGAAAGCCCGCCCGTTCCTGCGCCCGGCGGTGGAGGAGCACATCGAAGAGCTGCGAGAGATCGCAGTGGAAGAAGGAAACAAGGAGGCGTAATTCATGAATTTGGAGAAAATGTTCAAAACACCAAAAGAAAAGTTCCTGCCCGATGATGTGAAAACTGCGCACTGCGAGGCAGAAGACCTTTTCCTTGAGCTTGCAACGCAGCTTGACGCACTTCCTGAAAGCCGAGAAAAAAGTCTGTGCATGACGAAATTACAGGAAGCGAAGTTTTGGGCGGTCGAATGTATTACCAAAGTTGCACGCAAAAACTAAATACTCAGCGGTTGGCGCACAGCGTCAGCCGCTTTTTTATGCCGTTTTCGCTCAATGGTAGAGCTGCTGATTTGTAACCAGCGGACGCGGGTTCGATTCCTGCAAGCGGCACCACACCGGCAGCACGTCCGGCAACCGCCTACAAAACGTAGGCAATTCACAAATCCGATGGCGAGCACGCCAGCCCGAGCATGGGCAGAAAGGACTATCACATGGCACTCAAAAGAGCTGACATCCGCACGATTCTGGAGAACACCGAAACCTCCAACGATGACAAGGCGAAAGCCATTCTGGACGCCCTGCACAAGGAGACGGACGATCTCAAAGACCAGCTGGATGCAGAAAAAACAGCCCGCACACAGGCCGAGAAAGAGCGGGACGAGGCCAACGGCGGCAAGCAGGCCGCAGAAAAGGCTCTGACCGACTACAAGGCCCAGCAGACCCAGAAGGACACCCACGCAGCCAAGGAAGCAAAGTTCCGGGAGCTGCTGAAGACCGCCGGGGTGCTGGACAAGTACGCAGACCGCGTTGTGCGGCTGTCCGGCGAGGACATCGACAAGCTGGAGCTGGACGAAAAGGGCAACGTCAAAGACGCCAAGAAGCACACCGACAGCCTGAAAGCTGATTGGGGCGACTTTGTGGCTACAACCACGACCACAGGCGCAAAGGTGGACAACCCGCCCACCAACGCCGGTTCCAAAATGACCAAAGACCAAATTTTTGCAATCAAGGACGCTGGCGAACGCCAGGCCGCGATTGCTGCAAATGCCGACCTGTTTACAGGCGGCGGAAAGGAATAACATATGGCAGCAAAAGAAGGTATCACCATGACCACCGATATCACCGTAGCCGCGCGTGAAATCGACTTTGTGACCCGCTTCCAGCGCAACTGGGACCATCTGCGCACCATTCTGGGCATCATGCGCCCCATCCGGATGCAGCCTGGCACCGTGCTCAAGAGCAAGTATGCACAGGGCACCCTGCAGAGCGGCACCGTGGGCGAGGGCGAAGAGATCCCGTTCAGCAAGTACACCGTCAAGGAGAAGGAGTACGGCAAGATCACCATCGACAAGTACGGCAAGTCTGTCACCATTGAGGCAATCCAGAATTACGGCTACGATGTCGCCGTGCAGAAGACCGATGATGAGTTCCTGTACGACCTGACCGCTCTGGTAACGGATAAGTTCTACAAGTTCCTGAACACCGGCACCCTGAAGGGCACTCCCAAGACCTTCCAGATGGCGCTGGCACATGCCAAGGGCGCGGTCGAGAACAAGTTCAAGACCATGCATCGCACCGTGACCGGCGTTGTTGGCTTTGTCAACGTGATGGACGTGTACGACTATCTGGGCAATGCCAATATCACCGTGCAGAACCAGTTCGGCTTCCAGTACATCAAGGACTTCATGGGCTACAACACCATCTTCCTGCTGTCCGACAGTGAGATCGCGAAGGGAAAGGTTATTGCCACCCCGGTAGACAACATCGTCATGTACTATGTGGATCCTGCGGATAGCGAGTTTGCCCGCGCAGGTCTGGTCTACCGGACCGCAGGCGAGGCAAGCAACCTCATCGGCTTCCACACTCAGGCAAACTACAGCACCGCAACCTCCGAGAGCTACGCCATTATGGGCGTGACCCTGTTTGCTGAGTATCTGGACGGTATCGCTGTCGAGACCATTACCCCGGGTGAATCGGTCTAACCTGCAAGGGGGTGACTTTGCATGACCGTCCCTGAGCTGTGCGCCTACACGCACAATTTCTTTGACCGGGCAGACGACCCAATTGCCGGGGAGTTTGCCTTTGAGCCGGACACCGTGCCCGCCGGGGTAGTGCCGGGGCAGTATTTCCTCGTGTGCGGATCCATCTTCAATGACGGCGTGCACAAGGCCGGGGACGGCGATCTGACCGCCGAGACCTTCACCGGGACGGTGCAGCTTATGCGCGTGCCGCCTGATTTTGTGGAGCTGGCCCGGAAGATCACCGACTACGACGCAAGACTCCCCTCCGGCGGTATGTATGTGTCGCAGTCGTTCAATGGGTGGTCCGGGTCCATGGCGACCGGATCTGACGGACTCCCTGCGGATGGTCTGACCCGGTACCGCAAGGAGATCAACCAATGGAGGAAACTGTAATGGCAGTCAACGACTTTGTCCGGAACACCGTCATGGACGGTTTCAGCCGGAAATTCTGCTTTCTGGAAAAAAAGCTCGTTTCTGATGGGCTGTTCGGCTCCACCACCACATGGGTGCCGGGGCTGGAATTCGAGGGCGTAGAACGCCACGACACCACCATTGAGGCACAGCAGGCCGAGCAGCAGGGCACCGCTTCCACCTATTCGATCTACGTTGACAAGGGCGTTCAACTCGCCCCCTTCGACCGCATCAAGCGGTTGGAGGACGCGCAGGTATTCGAGGTCACATCTGCCAGCGCAGACAAGCTGTCTCCGGCGGAAAGCGGGATGAACCTTGCAGTTGTCCAGTGCAAAAAGGTGGTGTTGACCTGATGGGCACAGCAGAAGCCATTACAACGGCGCTGAACAGCTTTTTTTTGCTGTTTGATATTCCTGTGTACCCGGAGGATTTTGTGCCGCAGGGCGCTTCCTTGCCCTATATCACAGTGCTGCCGGTCATTCCCAAAGGATTTGACGAGAGCAGCACCTTCCACGCGCGGCTTTGGTATCCGGTGGACGGCGGAAAGCTGTCCATCATCCGCAAAACAGACGAGATCCGCGCTGCCCTTGGCGATGGGCTTACCATCGAGTGCGAGGGCGGCGCGATCCTTTTATGCGCAGGCAACCCGTGGGCGCAGTCTATGGACAACCCACCGGAAAAATACCTGTGCACATACCTTACTTTTGACGTCACATCCTTTGTGGTGTGAGAAAGGATAACGCATGAACAAAATGTATCACGCCATTTCGGCAGATGCTTTCAAAAAACTTCAGTTTCAAGCGGGTGCGCTGCTCAAAAAGTTTGACCCGGCGGGTACAACCCCCATTGCTGCAGAAGATCTTATCTGCCTGACCTCCGGCGGCATCACCATTTCCTGCAAGCCCAACACCATTGATCTGGGCGAGGATCTGGACGAAGTGCCCGAGAACACCTACCAGCTCAAGCACATCACCAGCTGGGATTGCGGTATGTCCACCACCTGCATGACCGTGAGCGCCGACACCATCAAGCTGGAGCTGGGCGCTGCGGACGTTGAAACCAACAAGATCACCGTGCGCGAAGACTACAAGGACGAGGACTTCCAGGACATCTGGTGGCATGGCAACCTGATCGGCGGCGGTTATGCCGCGGTTAAGCTGATGAAGGCTGTGAGCGATGGCGGCATCGAGCTGAAAACCACCAAGGACGGAAAGGGCAACATCAGCCTGAGCTTGAAGGGTCACTACGACATGACCGACACCAGCAAGGTGCCTATGGAGTTCTACGTCAAGGAGGCAGAATAAATGATCCTTACCATCAATCTTGACCCCGTGGAAGCGCTGCCCAAGCTGTATGATGCGGTGGACGGCATCACGCGCATGGTTATGGACGCAAAGGACAACGTGAACAACCCGGAGACCAAGGCAGCCCGGGAGACCATTGTTACAAACGCCCTGAAGATGCTGGGTGCAGAGCCGCAGAACAGTGAAGGCAGCAAGAAAAAGCTGACCCCCAGAGAGTTTGCGCTTGCTGCGCTGGACTTTGTCAAGCCTCTGATGAAACTTGACCCTGAGCGCACCGTGAACGCCCTGCACCAGCTGTACACGCTGGAAGAGGGCGAAAAAGACACCCTGCCCAAGGCGCTTACTGCACTTACCAAGTCCGTGATGCAGAAAGACGTGCAGGATTTTTTGTCCTCGCTGGCAGACTTGAACGGCCTGAGTTTTGGCACTACGTCTGCCGAGCCGACCTCCAGCATCTCCGCGCCTACGGCTTAAAGTATTTCGTCTGGTTCGTCATCAGCGAGATGCGGGAACAGCAGCGCACAAGAGCATACCAGCTGTACACGGCTGATATGCTCTATCTTTGTGCTGTATCTCTTGGTCAGCCGGTGGAGAAGCCCTTCAGCGAGATCATGGCAGAGTACGACAAGCCACTATCTGAGCGCAGGCACGAGACTACGCTGGAGGAAGCGCAGGAGTGCTGGGAAAAGACCCTTGCAGACAGTAAAAAAGCCGCAGAGCAGAACGGAGGTGGTGGAATCTGAACATTTTTAATTTGATGGCCACTTTGGGGCTTGATACCTCCGAGTATGAGCAGGGCATCGAGCAGGCCAGAAAAGAGACGCAAAGCGCCGCAAACTCGCTGAACCGTAGCGCAAACACCGCCGGGAGCGGCGTTTCAGGCATGGCAAACCAGTTTGCAGCAGCCAGCGCAAAAGCGACTGTCCTTGCAAATATGCTTACCTCGCTTGGGACAAAAGCGGTAGGCCTTGCAAAGGGCTTTGTAGAGATGGGCATTTCTTATAACGCCCAGATAGAAAAGTACACCACCGGCTTTACCAATATGTTGGGCAGCGCACAGGCCGCACAGGAAGCCATGCAGGCAATTCAGGAGGACGCAGCCCGCACCCCGTTTGACGTGGCATCCCTGACGCAGGCAAACCAGCTGCTTATCAGCGCAGGCGAAAATGCTGCGTATTCCCGCAAGGTCATCAATGCACTGGGCGATGCAGTTTCCGCAACTGGCGGCGGCAACGCCGAACTATCCCGCATGGCTGCAAACCTGCAGCAGATCGCAAACGTGGGCAAAGCTGCAGCGATAGACATCAAGCAGTTTGCCTATGCGGGCATCAATATCTATCAGATTTTGGCAGACTACACCGGCAAATCGGTGCAGGAAGTCCAGAATATGACCATTAGTTACGACCTTCTTTCGCATGCGCTCATAGCAGCCAGCGAGGAGGGTGGGCGTTACTATAACGCCATGGACACCCAGAGCCAGACCATGAACGGGCGTATATCCACCCTGAAGGATAACGTCAGCCAGCTGGCTGGACTTATGACCGGCGACCTTTCCTCCGGCATCGGTGTTGTGATAGGCCACCTGAACGACATGGTTGTCGCAGCGCAGGAAGCCTACAAGGAAGACGGCTGGAAAGGTCTCGGAAACGCAATCCTTGAACTGGATAATCCCATCAGTGCCATCATCAAAAAGTTTGGGCAGCTTGGCAGCGCGGCTGTTAGTGCACTGGATAAGGCAAGCTACTATCTGAACAAGGCACTGGGCAAAAATGCTTATGCGGGGTACGACAGCTACGAGGACTACAAGTCAGACCAGCAAAAGCAAAGCAACAGGAACCGGCTGCGGCAGAACGCTCTTTCCGGCAAAAGCGTAAGCAACAAAAGCTGGTCTGAGCGACAAGCAGAAGCAGCGGCCGCGAGCGGCGGCAGCTCCATCGTTACAAGTCCTTCCAGTTCCTCCGGCAAGAGCGCCGGCACAAAATCCAAGACCGAAACCGTCATTGCGTCCGTGTCGCATACTGCAACCACCACCGCACAGAACGCGCTTGGCGCCGTGACTACAAGCGTTGAGACCTTGCAGGAGAAGGTAAAGGACGCAGCGGGCAACATCAAAGACCGCGTTACAGAGACCACCACCGAGACCGGCAAAGAGATGGTCAACGGCGTTGCTACTACCTATACGCTTGTGACCAAGAAAGTCACGGACGCGAACGGCAAGATAAGCACCACGACCAAGAAGGTCTACGCCGATATGTCCAAGACCCTGACCGGCACCCTGACCAAGGTTGCAGAAACGACCTTTGACGGCATCACGACCAAAATCCAGGAAGCTACAGAAAAATACGCCGACGGCAGCGAGCATATCAAGAAGACTGTCACAGAGACCGGCCAGCGCATCGGAAAGAACGGCGCGGAGACCTACGAGAAGATCATCACCTACATCGACGGAATCGAAGATAAGGTGAACGAGACCTCTACTCTTATCGACAAGAGCGTAAAGGGCACCCAGAGCCGCATTGACCAGCAGCTGAGTGAGGCTTCCGGCCAGCTGGATAAGGGCATTTTCGGGCTGGTAAAAAGCGCCTTTAGTGACGCCAAAAATGGCGACTGGGGCGGTCTCGCTCTGGATTTTGTCAATCTAATCTGGGGCGAAGTGTCGCAGGATCAGCGTGACGTGATCTCTAAGTGGCTTGCGGACGCGCTGACCGCGGTCAATGAGGGCTACTTCAGCGGTGGCATCGGCAAGGCGCTGGGGTCTATCCAGAGCATCTTCACAAACGGCATTACTGCCGGAGTGGATGGCGCCACTACGTCTGTAAAGGCGTTCTCTGAGATCGTGCAGGGCCTTGCGAGCTCTGGCGGCGTTGGCGGCGCACTTGGCAGCGTTGTGCAGGGTTTTTCTGGTATGGCTGGCGGCATCACGTCTGCGCTTGGCACTGTGGTGTCGTTCATCTCTGCAAACCCAGTCCTTGGCGTCATTCTCGGCGTTGGCGCTGTGGGTGCTGTAGCTGGCGGCATCGGGCTTGCGCTGTGGGCCAAAAACAAAAAGAGCAAAGACCCGGTCAATAATTACAAGAGCCCGTTTGACGATGTGGGCGTGTACGACAGCCTGAGCGAGTTTTCTACGAGGTCTGCGATGCAGTACCGAGTGATCGGACAGAGCAGCCACGCAGACAAGCAGACCAGCATTCTGGAGCGCATCGAGGAGCTTCTGGACGAGCATCTGCCTGCCATTGGCACCGGTCAGGTGGTCATGGATTCTGGCGAGCTGGTGGGCGTCATTTCGCCCAGAATGGCACAAAATGTTGACGCGCGCATCGGTGTGACCGTGACGAGGAAAGCGAGGGGTGTGTAATGGGCAAACTTTTGGGCGCACAAATTGGCAACTTCCACACCCTGAAAGACTGGGGGCTGTATCTCAAGGTCGGAAGCCCAAAAATCGGCCCTGCTGAGGTGGATGACTACCTTGTGCAGGTGCCGGGGTCTGATACCCTGCTCAACCTGACCAGTTCTTTGGACGGCAGGCCACACTACAAAAAGCGCACCATTACCATAGAACTCAAGTGCACTGCACCGAAAAAGCAGTGGGAGAACCTCTACAGCACTATCGCAAACGCCATCCACGGGAAATGGCTCCAGTGTAAATTCGACAATGACCCCAGTTTTTACTGGGAGGGCCTGTGGGAGGTGTCCGTCAGCAAGGACGCATTATACTGTGTGTTTACGATTACAGGCACCTGCAACCCCTTCAAGCGCAGTGTATACGACGGCTCTGATGACTGGCTGTGGGATGACCTTGTATTTGATACGGCAATTATCCGCAATTATACGAATATCCAGCTCAAAGCCAACGAGGACATCACCGTAACCATCACCGGTGCACCAAGAGCGGCGGGCATCTACTTCAAGCGCAGCGAGGACGCTGCCGACATTGCGGTGTCTCTCAATGGCCTTGAGGTTGGCATCCTTGCAAAGTCTACAGAGTGGCAGTACATTGAGGGCTTGCATATGCCGGATGGCGTTGTAGGTACTCTCATCTTTGCGGCGTCTGCGGATTGCAGCATCAGCATCCGATATCTGGGGGGCAGCTTATGAGCTATAAAGTTTATGCGGGCGTCCAGACCGGCGTTGACTTGTGGAAGACAAAGACCTGCATTTACGACCCAACGGACTACACGGACACAAAAAAGCTCATCAGTCCAACTCTGACACGGGAGGTGAGCAAGGCCGGCAGCTTGGAATTCACCCTGCCGCTTGGCAATGTGGCCCACTCAGCTTTGCAAAAAATGCGCACGACCGTGTCCGTAGAACAAGACGGTGTGCGCATCTGGGAGGGCAGGCCCATGAGCCATGAGCAGGATTTTATGCTGCGTCAAAAAGTCTTTTGCGAGGGAGAGCTGGCCTACCTCAACGACAGCTCTGTTGCGCCATATACAGCCAAAGACGTGACAATCAAGCAGTTTCTTGCGTTTCTGCTGGAAAACCATACCGGCATGGTGGACGCATACAAGGCGTTTACCTGCGGAAATGTTGGCTTTCCGAGCACCAGCGTGGTGGTGCCAGAGCTGCATAACTGCGTGATGAAGCTGGATTACATGGCGGGTACTCCGGATAGTGACGGCGATTACAGGTATGAATATGGACTTTATACCTCGTCCGGCGTACAGCTTGTAAGCCAATATGAAGTCGGCTACTCGGATGATGACACGGCCCCGGATCCATCCGCGTACAGCTGGACGCTGAATGAAAAGCATGCAGATTCTTCCATAAACGGGTATATCTGGCGCACAGGAAACGGCCTGTTTTCCGTGAGCGTAAATGTGGCCCTGCCCTTGGACGGAGATGGCCAGACGCACGAAGCTACGCAAAGAACGGTTACGCCGGATATCACATGCGCCACGCACTCAAAATCCCTTCCGCCTGAGACGGAATACGATCTCAAAGACACGGTCTCGAAAAATTGGAAAATCGAAAAGAAGGGAGACGGCTATGCCGTCTTGTTCAACGGTGCAGCCCTGCCGGATTCTTCCGTGGTCCGTTACGATTCTGCGCCACGGTACACCTTTGGCGATGGACGAAATTTTGGCGTTACATGGGATGTCATCCAAAATGAGCTTGTGGATGTATACGGCGGTTATCTGATCGTCCGGCACGAAAACGGGGCCCGGTATCTGGACTACGTCCGGGAAGTGCAGGAGAAAAACGGGCAGCCCATCGCATTCGGCACAAACCTGCTCGACCTGAGCAGCTACGTCAAAGCAGAGGATATTGTCACCCGCGTCATTGCCGTCGGAAAAAAGAAATCCGGCTGGTTTTTGTGGGAGAAAACCAACACCATCACGGCAACCGCTAACGACGCCACCGCGCAAAAGCTGTTTGGCATCATCGCGCGGGTCATTGTGCAGGACGGAACCGAAAACACAACGCAGTCGCTTCTGGATGCCGCAAACGCGGAGCTGTCCAAAAACTTGCGTTACCTTGACGGAATCACGGTAAAGGCTGTGGACCTCAAGGATGCCGGCGTGGATATCGCCCGCCTTGGCTTTGGCAAGATGACACACATCTACTCCAACCCGCACGGGGTGAACACCTGGCTTTTGTGCTCTAAGCTTGTGGAGCCTTTGGACGCGCCGGACAAAAAAGAATTCACGCTGGGCATTGATTTCTCCAGCGTCAGCGACTTGCAGGCCCTGAGCGCACGAAAAGCCAGTGACGCCTATGACCTGAGCCGCTCGCTGAAGGGCTATGCATCCGCAAAGGGGTGATAAATTGGATAAGACATTTGACGAAGCAATTTCCGAAGTCCGCAATGCAGAACGCGGCGTGGAAGTACGGGAAGCCCTTGCACAGGGCTTTGAGTATGTGAAGCAGTATGGCGAGGCTGTTATCGCGCGGCAGGAAGAAGCTGTTCAGAGTGCGGAAACAGCAACAAACGCGGCGGCAACTGCCACAGCACAGGCCGCAGCAGCAGCCCAGACAGTCAAGGACGCCACTGCAAACGCCATAAGCGCAGCGCAAGAGCAGGCAGATATTTCGGCATCAAAAGCCGAGGAATCTGCTTCCAGTGCCGAAGAAGCAGCGGCCAGTCAAACTGCTGCCGCGTCTAGTGCATCTGCCGCAAAGGCCAGCGAGGAAGCAGCTGCAAAGAGTGCCGCCGACGCAAAGGCTATCGTGTCCACTGACACGACCCTGACCGTATCGGGCGCACCGGCTGATGCAAAAGCGACCGGCGACGCCCTGGATCAGAGGTACACCAAGGACCAGGCCGACGCCAAGTTCGGCACGCCGTACACCCTGCCGCCCGCTACGGCAGACCAGCTGGGCGGCGTGAAGGTGGGCGACTATCTGGACATTGCCCCGGACGGCACCCTGAGCGGCAAGACGCTGTATGACACCATCGCGGCCAGTGTGGCGGTAAAGTCGGAGGCGCGGCTGGTGTGGAGCGGAAAAACAACGATTGGGA